AAGAAAAAGATTATCAAAGGTACATACCTAAACCCTATATGAATTATTTCAAATCAGTTCAGTTTTATTCTGATCGAGATGAAAAAATTCAACCTAAAGGTGTGACTGCTGATTACAGAGGTTATGCCAAAGCACATTAAGTGTTTGATTTATAACAATAAATGTAGTATGCTGATAGCAAGATTGGAGGTCTTATGACAACAGAACTACGTCACGCACCTATGCGTGAAGACTTTATCAGAGGTAGCGATATGGTATCTTTGATGCAAGGCAAGTGGGAAGAACTATGGAAAATCAAAATGGGATTGCTTGGTCGTAAAGATTTGCGACATGAGTTCAATGTAAGATTAGGTTCTTTCACAGAAACTTTTAACTTATTGTGGCTACAAGAATACTATGAGTATGACTTTGTACCACAATCTACACATACAAAAATGTATGGCAGTATCAAATTACAAGGTACACTTGATGGTGAAGATCGTGATAAATACATTGGTGTAGAATGTAAGCACACACATAGTCGTAATGATATGGACTATATGTTGGATTACTATATGCCACAGATGCAATTCTATATGTATATATCAGGTCTGCCACAAATGGTGTTCTCTGTTATCTTTGGCAACAAACATGAGTGTGTAGTTGTAAGTGAAAACAAACAATATCAAAGTGAGATGTTATATAAAATCAAATCATTTTGGGAATATGTTACACACAATAAACAGCCTCAAGATTATGTGTCAGAGATAAAACAAAGTATCAAAGATAACATACCGATTAATGGCAAAGTCAAACGTGATGCTTCATCTAGTAATAGTTTTAGCATTGCAGTAGATCAGTATCTTAAAAGTGAAGGCGCTGCAAAAGTATTTGAACAAGCTAAAAAAGATATCAAAGCAGAAATGAAAGACAATGAAGCTGAGATATATAATGAGTTTGTAAGTGTCAAAAAAGATAAGCGTGGGTCAATTCGCATAACAAAAAAAGGGTAAGCAGACCCACTTACCCTTTTAACTATCTGTATAATGGAGGTCATACATGACAGATACAAATACTAATAACAAAAAAACTGTGCCAAGTAAAGCACACCCCAAAGTTACTGCAACTTTGAGACAAGCAATGCTAGAGTTTCAAAGACTTGCTGTGACTGCCAAGAAAGATGGCAAAAACCCACACTTCAGAAGTAACTACTCTACACTTGAGTCTGTTATATCTGCAGTAAATCAGGGTAATCAGTTTGGTTTATTCTTTACCCAAGAGATTGATTACGTTTACACCAGTCACATGGAAACCAAATCAGAAGTAGTAGTAGTCACTACAGTACGTCACGTCATTGATGAAAGTACTTATGTCTCAAAGCTACCAATCATAATGTCACAAGCTAATTATGAAAACCCACAGAAGATTGGCTCTGCTATCACATATGCCAAGCGATATACATTGCAGTCAGTATATGGACTGCCATCAGAAGATGATGATGGTAATGAAGCAAGTAAGCCTACAATCCAAGTCAGCAAACCAAAGATGAAAGGAGAAGATGATGGATTATGATAACACAGATAGAGGTAGTTTCTTCAAACCACGAGCAGATGAAAGTCTGCTCGTACAAGGCAAACTAAATAGCGAGGGGTCAGAGTATCGTATTGCTATAGTCAAAGCCTCACTACCTGATGGTGGTACAGCACGAGATGTCTATGTCAAAGTTGGTACTATGTATGAAAATGACAAGTCATTGAATGAGAAAGCACCTGACTTTAGTGGACCAGTCACTATGCCAAGCCAAGAAAAACGTAGGATTGCTTGTTGGAAAACTATATCTAAAGATGGCAATACTAAGTTTCTATCTGCACGGATAGGTGACAGCACACCAAGAGTCGAAGAACCTGCAAGGGATCAAACTATTGTAGAACATGAATCAGTATTAGGAGGTGAAGATGTCGACGATATCCCGTTCTAAAAAAGATCAAATGATTAGTGAAGCATTAGCAAGAACCCATGACCCTAAAACGTCATGGGAAGCTGCTGAAAAAGTTGACACCAATAAGCTAGAGTCATTGGTATTAAGAGTGCTAAAAGACTTTGGTAATGTAGGTGGTACTAATGATGAATTGCTTTCTTATTTATATGATACACAAATATGGAAACAATACACAGCTATCATGCCAAAAGAAAGTAGTATTACACCAAGATATAAACAGTTAATAAATAAAGGTTTAGTCTATCGTGATGGTACTACAAGAAAAGGTAGCATGGGTAGAAGCCAAATAGTAAATTTTATAGTAAAAGAGCAAAAAAAGTCTTGATATAAGAGCCATACAGAGGGGGTAAAGACCTCCTCTGGTATGATTACACCCAAGAATATCTACTAAGTCTGTATGTTTTTCATACGTTCAATAAGACGATTTGCTCTATTTGGTACTTGTTTTGCCCACTTAGAGTCCAACATTTGGTTTGCAGCCTCTGTCCAGTCACTAGAATCTACAGCTTTCTTCATCTTATGAAACCGAGATAGTCGAGGTCTGCCCATATTAAACATCATATTGCATAAAATTTTTTGTGCTTCAGCAGGTAACTCTTCAAACTGTGGATAAAGTAATTTTGTTTCTGCTACACAAGTATATAAATCTGCTTCAAATAATTCGTGTACTCGCTCAGAATCTATTTTTGTACCAACAGCTAATCCATTTTCAGGATCATCTTCACGGATAAGATGACCTATACCTACAGTTGGTAAGCCAAGATGATCGAGATAGACTTCATTGATTACTCCTTCATCAGCTTTAATTTCTTGTGTCATTTCATTAAAAGTATCTGTGTTCATTGTAACCTCCTATTTTCTATTACACCACACATAGGACATTTCCATACATTCTTTATAGCAGTTAATATCATAGCAATTTTACATCTTGCACAGATTGGATTAGCCAAAAAAATATCCTGCCCAAAAACTTAGAAACCATATTACTATGGCTACTTGCATAAAGATAATCATTTTGTAATCTTCTTATACTTTTCAAATGTACGAAGTCCACCCAATCCTAGCATACCCATCAGCACAGTCATCAATGATCCCATATCAAACTCAGGCAATGGTGGCATAGTGACACCAAACATAGCAGTAAAAAATATAACAAAAGGCGCTATAACAAAGTGCCATGCCAAAGCGATACCACACACCCAACCAATGAAAGGTCGCCAACTTGCAACAAACCAATGACCTGATTGTGCTTCCATCTTGTTGACTTCTATCTGTGACTTAGCAAGTTCTTGTGCATGTTTCTCAGCCATAGTAGCAATGTCATGTGCCAGTTTATTCTTGGTATCTTTGTCTTCTATAAATTTGCCTATTAGTTTGGTGGCAGGACCAATCAATGCTTGTATCACCATAACCTCATTTGTTCATTTACTTTGACTAACTTTACAAAACAATCATACTGTTTTTGTTCTTGTCCGATCTTAACAGTTTGACCATCTAAGTATGACTTAAAATAGTCAGCAGTCTTTACTGATTGAAAATGTAATGTACCTGCAGGATTTCCTGCAAGATAACACATAAGTAAAAAAGCAGGTTTCACCCTCTCTTCTCCTTCCATAACCATGCTAAGAATACGATAAATCCTATGATAGTACAACAAAGTAATACAATACCTATCCACTCAGCAATCTTTCTACGAAGTTCTTGACGTTCATAGATTTCTTTTTGTCTTTGCTTTCGTATCTGTCCTTCCATGTGCAGTATCTCATTCCAAGAATTAGCACCATAATGAAAGTTTATAAATGATTTAAGTTCTTGTCGTTGTGCTTCAAGTTTCTTTTTAGCAGTAAAAGCCTCGATAGCAGATGTCTTGATGTCATCACCTTTAAATAGCTTTTGTAACAAAGATGGATTCTTAGCTTTCTTTTCGGTATTGTCTACGTCAGACACAGCACTAAGCCAACGACCCAAATCTGATCCCATAGATTCAATATCTTTACCGATTGCAAAACCTTTTTTGATTGCTCCGAAAGCCTTAGATGCTGCAGTCAAAGCTAATCCTATAGTAGCTGGGTCCACTCTACCTCACTAACAATCCTATTAAAAGGATAATAGTTGTACCTGCTGTGCCAATCATAATATGCTCAATACGTTTAATACGAAGGATAGTTTCTTTCCATCTTTCTGCACACACAGCTTCATGTGTATCTATTTGTGACTTAACTTCTGTAACTGATGGTCTAGGCATATACTCTAATATTACACCCCACACTATATTTTTATTTCTTGTACTGTCATATGTGAAGTTGTTCTTGGTTCATATGTTGCAGTATCTCTATCAGAATGACATCTGTTGATATGAGAAGAATAACTTGTATAATTTTGAATTTGAACTTTATATACAATTTCAGATGTAGAATTAGGACTATCTAAAAAATGTAAAGGACTTGAATCTGAAAAATATTTATCTGGTGTATTACCAGTTCCACCAGTTTGTTGTGTTGCTCGTAATCTATTACTTGCAGCATCTCCTATGGCAAGAGCAGTACTATCTCTCATCAATCTTGAAGATCCAATAAAAGACTGAACTCCGAAAGAAATAACAGCTAATATTAATATTTTATTTGATGTTGATGTTGGTGTAATTTTACAGCAAAATATTGAACCACTTCCATTTTGATCTGTTCCATCAATATCAGTAAATGTTGAACCAGTCATAGTAAAAGTATCACTTTTATGAGAGCTTATTGTTTGTATTACAGTACCACTTGACAATGCACTTGTTAATGCACCTTGACCACTTCCGTTAAAATTTAATTTTGTTAATGCCATAATATTAAGGTTTCGTTGGAAATTTAAAATTTTTATCTTTCATGTTTGTAAATGTTTTAGTAATATCTCTGAGGTCTTGTCTATACTTTTTCATCTCATCTGACATAGTTACATCTGACAAAGCGTAAAAGTCTGTTTCTGCAAGTAAAACATTTCTTGCTTCTCTAAGTTCTTTTAAAGGTTCAGCATCATTTAACTCTTTTAACTTTGCTGATACTTTTGTCCAATCTGTACCAAAATCTTTTGGATCAGAACTTACTATTGCACTTCCATTTGAATCTGTGCCAGTTACTTTTTTAAAACTTTTTTTAAACTCATCTTCTGAAGTAGGATCACCACTCAATGTCCACTCTGTTACACCTAATTCCATTAATGCTTCTGATACTGATGCCATATTTTTCTCCTATGTTAAAACTGATGAAGCTATTTCCATTATAGTAAATGTTGAAGTGCAATTATTGATTTGGCTATAAACACTACCACCACTTAGTTTTTTATGTCTTAGTTGATATGTTAATGAACTTGTTGAACTAGGACTATCTAAATGAATAGCAGTAACATTATTTGGATCATTTGCACCATTATAGCCAAATCCGTAGGTTGTTGTTACTGCTAAATCTGTAGAATCTCTATATACAGTACAAGTTCCCACTCCTCCAGACGAAGTATATAAAGGCACACTAAACATAACTAAAATTTTATTTGATGTTGAAGCAGGTGTTATACTAAGACTTGGTACACCATTGTTTACATAACTTGAACTATCAGTTGCACTTTCTGAACCATATGTAGTGCTTTTTACTTGCAGTATACCACCTGCACTACCAAAAGCTAATTGACCAACAGCAGTTGTTCCAGAACCAGTAATGCTATCAACTGTTAAGGCTGTACCTGCTGTTACATTACCAGTTGGAAATTTAAGTGTATAAGATTGATTTGCTGAATGTGCAGGACTTTGTAATTTAATACCATGACTATTCTGTTCACAGTTAAGTTGAATAGCACCTGCAGTTGTGTTGTCGCCTTTAATTTGTAAACCTGCAGCAGAAGATGTTGTAACAAAATTAGTCTTTGTATCTGTAACTGTGCCATCACTAGGACTACCAATGTCTAATACATTACCAAGCACTAATATAAAGTCTATAACATCAGAAGAAGACAAAGTGCCACTACTAGGTAAGAATGTAATAGTAGAACCTGACACACTAAAAGCAGTTGAAGGTGCTTGTATTACACCATTAAGACTTACAATCATATGATTAGCAGACTCAGGAGAAAATGCTACACCACCATTTAAAAGATTGTATGTATTTGTACTAGATGTTGTTATTGCATCTAATTTAACAAAATTTCCTACTGTTGGTGTTTTACCTATGTATGCCATTATCCATTTACCAATGCTGTTATTTCATCATCAGTTAAACCAAGTGTTTTAAGTTTAGTTATAGCTGATGTTTTATTTGTTGTTTTGTTTTTTTCATAGTCATCAAATGTTTTTCGTAACTCTTCAGCTTTGTTTTCTACATCTGTCCAGTTGATTGATACATCTTTACCATCAGAATCTTTAACAGTTATAGTATCTTTTGTATCTCCATTTATAGTACAAGCATTAGAATATAGTTGTAGTATGGCATTATGTATCACGCTGTCACCTCCATTACTGTTATACTTGAAGCACAATTACCATCATGTCCAGCAGAATCATCTGCATCTCTACCTGCCCTATTTATGCAAACTGTTTTAGTAGAGTCTGAAGAATTCTGTGTTTGAAAAACTTGTATTTTATAAGTTATAGCACTTGTAGTATTAGGAGAATCTAAAATAGAAGCAGAAAATCCATACATTTGTCCTGCATTACCATTATTTATAATATTTGTAGCTCTTATACGATTACTTCCCCTTGCATCTCCTCTATGCAGAATTGTAGAATCTCTAAGAATTAATATTGCTCCATGATTTTGATCTGCACCATTAGCACCTCCAACACTTAAGTCGTAACGAAATAATATTTTATTGCTTGAAGAAGTAGGTGTAATAGACACAGATAATCCAGTAACGTCTACAGCAGAGTTACTTGTCGTTGAAAATGTGTCTGTTTTTGTTGTTTGTTTTACTTGTATGATTGTGCCACTAGGTAATTTACCAACAGTTATAGCGTCATCTGCAATCTTTGCAGTTGATATTATACCATCTGTAATATCTGATGATGTTAAAGGAACTGTTGCAGGTTGTACTCCGATAAAACCCATATTACACCTATGTAATCTCTAATACTGATAAAGAGCCTGATAGCTTATCTGCTACTGAACAATCTATTCTTAAAGCATCACCTGCTTCAAGGACTACTTTACCACCAGTTAATAATTCTAAGGTTGATCCATTTGGTATACTAACATCTTTGACTAAAAAAGATGTGCCATTTGCTACATTATTTGCACCACCTCTATTTGCTGTTGTAGATACAAGTTCTACTTCTGTTGTTACAGATGTTGTATGTATGTTAGTAAGCATCAAACCAATCACTATTGTTGTAGTTGATGAGGCTACTGTATACATGGTATAGGGTGTACCTGCCGAAGCAGGTTCTGCTGCAAAGTTTATTTGTTTAAAGGTATTTGCCATTTATATCTCCTTATCCAAGTCCAATCGCAAAAGCTATTGGGTCAGCAGTCACAGCAACAGTTACAGTATCAGTTGAACTAGCAGTTGTTGTTATGCCTGAACCTGCAGCAATAGTAAGTGTATTACCATTTGTTATAGTTTGAGGTGAACCTGATGTACCTGCTACATTAAAACTTACCATATCTCCATCTGCACCATCTGATCCTGCAGGACCAGTTGCACCAGTAGCACCAGTAGGTATACCAAAAGCAAAAGTTGCTGTATTACCTGATTGTGACACAGAAACAGTAGCACTAGAACCTGCACTTAAAGTAGAAACTGTTACAGCAGCAGTAGTAATATGATTGACTGCTTCAGCATTACCACTAGATGAATTAAATCCTAATATTTTACCTGCTCTATCTGCCTTCAAAGGCAATGTAAGAGTAGCTGTTACATCATTATCAAGTAATCTTATTGCTCTTGAGTTTTCATCTTGTGAATCAGATATCATGGTAAGTAATGTATCTAGTTCTGTATTAAGTTTTGCTATTTCAAAAGCACCACCACTAGGAAAATCAGTCGTTCTTGCTAATGGTATTGATCTTGTAATAACAACTGTACTACCACCACTTGCACCAGTTACAGATGTTGTAACTGTTCCAGTAGAGCCATCACCACCAGACACAGTATACAAAGATGTACTAGAAGTTGAAGCATCAAAAGTCCTTTCAACATTATCAACAAAAACATTTAAATCTGTACTTGCTGTAAAAAATACAAAAGGAACAGCAAATGATGTTTGTGTTACTCCTTGTGAAACTGTGTAACTAATTCTTGGTGTATTTGCACTTAAAGCTATTGTCATTAATATCTTGCCCTTAAAGTTTTTTCTAAGCCATCATCATCAATATCGACTAATACATTTCCTAATTCATTTACCATATCCTTTATAAACCACAATCTCATGTAAGGCAAATTTTTTATAATATGCTTTGATCCTTCACCATATTCACCACTAGCAAATTGTGACGCACCTCTAAATAATTCTACTGCTATACTTGGTCCTGCACCACCTATTGATGTAATAGCATCAGTTATATTCTTTTCTTGTGGAAACTTAGGTTGTAGCAATCCCATAGATATATCAGGACCACCCAATGCCATACTGGTGTTCATTGATGTGTAAAGCAAGTCACTATACATAGCTAATATGCCTGAGGCATCTATTGCTCTTGCAAACTGATCTTCCCAAGCCATATTATCCCACATTGCTTCTCCACCTTTTGTATTAAATTCAGATTTAATTTGTAAAGATAACCAACCAAGTGCAACTGCAGTTGTAACTGCTGCTGCTCTGTTCTTCGCTTGTCCAGTTGCCATTGCAGCAGTAATCTTGTTTGCAGCAGCAAAACTATATGACCAAAACTGAAATGGTAATCCTGCTAATCCAGTTTCTATTCTTGTATAACCTTTAAATCTTACATCTTCTTTCATACCAAACTTTTCGCCAATCCACTTTGGTATATAAACTACACCATCAGCTACTATTGGTTTGTCAGCAGGAGTAGCCATCAGTATTGTATTCATTATTCCATTATTTAACGCACCTCTAAACGCATCAAGTGTTTCATCACTTGCACCATTTTCAAGCCATTTTTCTGTATTAGCTAAATAAACACCATTACCACCAATGTCTTTAGTATTCTGTATAACACCATCTTCATACAATCTATTTATTGTTTTAGACTTACTTGCATCTATGCCATATCTTCTTAAATAAACTATCTCTTGTTTATTGGCTGTACCTTTGGCATCTTTAATTGCAAAATCTACTAACTCATGTTGTCTAATTGTAGCATCTAATTTTTTCATTAAATTTGTCATAGGTGCTAAACCATTTAAAAGATAAAATACATTTCTTATCTTACTCATTTGTAGTTGATAACCTTCAGCAAGAGGATTGTTTGTTAAATCTTCTACAAATCTCATATGCACATCACCTTGTAGAATCTCTAATATCTCACCTGCAAGTCTACCTTCTTTAGCTGAAAGTCTTACTCTTGAATCTTTTAGTAATCCATTTAAGCCTTTCATAACATTACCAATATCATGCTCCATTAATACTTTCGCTAAATCAGGTAACGTGCTAAAACCTGATGATCCAAGATAATTTAGTTGTGCTAAATCTCTTAAAACAATAACAGCTTTTTGATCTAGTCTGTCAGGGTTTTTTATTACATTTCCAACTACACGATCATGTAAATGTAAAAAGTCTTTATTAAATTCATCAACTTGTTTTTCACTCATACCTGCTTTAAAATTGTCATTAGTCATATCTGTAACAACTTCATCAACAGTTCTACCATTATATGCTTTAGCAAACTCATACTTAGGTGCAACTCTTTGTGTATATACTCTCATCACTTGTACTGGGTCTGCTATTATAAAATCAGCTACAAGTTTGTTTGGTATATCTAAATTTCTATGTCTAAAGTGTTTTGATTTACCATGACCATAATATGCCATCATATCATCAGTTACATCTCTACCTTTACCAAGTATATTATCGATTGTATCATTTACTCTTTTTTTAATATTAGCAGGATCAGTAGCTCTCATTACTTCATCAGGAGTCAAGGGTGGCACTCTTTCTACTGTGCCATCTTTATTCTTTACTAATATAGTTGGATTGTTTTTATACCAGTCTGTTAGTATTTCTTCAAATCTACCTCTGTTTGCTTTTATTGCAGATTTATCAAAATATCTTGGAAAAAATTTTTCCATGTTTTCAGGAGTTGCTTTGAACTCTTTTGCATCTTTTAAATTTTTTCTAAGACTAATAAGTTCATTATTTGTATCTTTGATTTCATTAATTAATCTATTTTTATAAGCTATTTGTCTTGCATTTAAAAATCTTTCATTTGTAAGTTTACTTAACATATTTAAGTCTGTTTCAATATTCTTTCTATTAAGAACCATGCCTTGTATAGAAGGATCAAATGATTGTTTTTCTTGTAACAATCTTTTTAATGCTTCTTCATTTATTCTTTGCTCTAAATCAAATGTAGACTCACCTTTTTTTTGTTGAAACTTACCATGTGCCAACTCGTGATACACAACAAAATCATAAAAATCATCATAAGTTTGTATGTAATTTCTATGATTATGTAAAAATTTTTGATGATTACCTGAAATAGTATCTTTCAGTTTCATAGGTTGTAATTCAGATTTTATAATACGACCTTTTGCATCTCTTTTAACTATCTTTACAGACTGACCTACATCTGTATTTAAATACGCTTGAAAACCTGCATCATCATTTCTAAAATCATCAAATCTTTTAAATGCTTTTCGCATTACTCTTTCATTTAAAAGAATAGTACCATTAGGTTCTGTATATATATGAACACCTTGTATATCTTCAAATCTATCACCTTTAAATGGAAACAATCTTTTATAAAATTTATCTGCTTCAGTTTGATCAGAAATAAATCTACCTATATTTCCATCTTCAAAAAACCTATCTATAAACTGCTGTGCTGTTAATCTTCTTGTAGGAATATATTGCTCTTGTTTTCTGCCACCTTGCATAATACTTAGAGCATCATTTCTCAAAGCATTTGCAGCAACCATCTCATCTTCACTTGCACCTCTTCTTACAACATTTTCTAAGTTTCTTGTTGCAATAATAAGTCGTTCTGATTTCCTAACAATAGATCGTTCAAGATTTGGTATGTCACCTATAATACCAACATCTCTTAATCTTTTTTCCCATCTTTCCATAAACTCATCAACAACTGTTTTTACTTTTTTATCTAGTTCAGAAAGAGGCTGATCTTTTAATATACGTTTGTATGTATCAGTAAGCCATTGATGATAACCTTTTTTATTTAAATCTACATCTAAATACACATTATTTTTACCAGTATGTTCTGCATATAAACTTCTAAGTTTATCATGTGCTACTACATACTCACCTTGTCTAATAGATGCCTTTGTATGGACTGACTGACCTAAAGACTTACCCATTTTATGTGCCATCAATTCCATGCCAAGATCAGAAGCAAGTTTAAAAAATTTGTCCTTAGATATCTCAGGTAATATTTTACTTTGCATTGCTTTTTTAAAAGGTGTTACTAATGCTTTGTAAATAAAACTATCTGTATATAAATTAGGAGGAGTTTTAAAACCATCAACTCGTTTACCATCAGCATCAAATGTAGCAAACTCATTAACTTCTCTTCTGTTAAGTTCTGCTCGTATCATTTCATATCTTTTATACTTAAATATCTTGTCCTTTTTTAATGACTCAACACCATTATTAAATCTAATAATATCGTCAAGTTTAGCTATTTCATTTGATATTCTTCTACGACCTTCTGTGCCTAAAAACTTTTCGTTACCTGCTCTTTTTGTTTCAAGCAATTTAATGTTCTTATCTATCTTTACTTGTATTTCATCTATTGTTTTTAATGCTTTATTAACTGCTGCTTTTTGTTTTGATGTAAAAAAGTTTTGTGCTTCTTTTTCTTTTATTTTATTTAGTAAATCTACTTGTTTCTTAGATAAACCAATAGTTGCTCTTTCTCCTCTAGCTTGTGCTTCAAGGTCTTTTTTAATTCTTTGTAAAGGCTCACCAAATTCTTTTGCTGCTGCTTTAACTTTATTTATAAAAGTTGCAGTCTTTTCAATGCTTTGTAATAACTTATTATTTTGTTCTATTAATGCAGGTACTTGATCTGTATCTTTTTTTAATTCATTAGCTAGTTCTTTTCTTCTTTCTCTTACTTCAATTATTTCTTCTGAATCTCGTATTCTTTGGTCTTGAAACTTAACAGAAAGTTCTTCGTCTATCTTTGCCATTTGATTTGGTAATGACTTTTCAAAGCCTAGTAAAGTTGCTTCATCTGAATTTTTTAATAAATTACCTGCATCTTTTGCATCTAAATCTTTTTCTTTTCTAATCTTAGGAGTCTTTGTTGTTGTTGTTTTTTTAACATCTTGATCAGCAACTGCTCCTTCTTTTCTTGCTTGTGGCTCAGCAAACTCTTCAAAAAACTTTGCATCTTTTTCTAATTCATCAAGTGTCTTGTTTAATTTTCTACTAACCACTCCACCTACAACACCTCCTAATATTGCACCACCAACAAAAGACATTCCAATATTTGCAGCTACTTCTTTGCCAGTTGATAATGGATCAAAAGGGTGTCTTGCTATCTCTTGTCCTGCTGTCAATACAGACACACCTGCACCAGTTCTAACTGCTGCTTTCATAGCACTTAATGTAAAGCCACCAAAAGGTATTGCCACAAGATTAATAGGATCAAATAAACCTGCTACTAATTGACTACCAAAACTACTAAGTTCTAATGTTCTACGTCTTTTTTCATTAGCTAATAATTGTTGTTTTAATACATTCATATGTTCTGCATTTACAGCATCTTTTAAATATTCAGACATATCTTCAAAACCCTGCATATCTTGGAAAGGATCATATTCAGGGTCACGTTTAGATTCATCAAACATAAAATAATTATTTATGGCATTATTAAATGGTGCATAAGTATAACCTAAAGAAGCTGATATAGTCTGTCCTAACGAAACATCTATATCATCTGTTTCTTGTGAAAATGCCTGAAATGTAGCAGGTTTATAGCTTGTTATTGTACTTTCAATTTCTTGTGTTGTAAGCAAAGGTAAGTCAGCATTAGGTTTATACTGAACATCTTGGCTATCCCAATAATTTATTGTCACTCGATTCCTCCAACTTCAGGAGTAGAGCCACCTCTTCGTAATTCTTTTGCATCAAATGTCATTAATGCACCAGTAGGTAATCTTATAGGTCTATAAAAATCACCTCTTTTTGTTATAGCTACATATCTTACATCATCTTTTCTACTGCCATAAGGTATAGGTTGTAAGTAAACTGGTGTATCTAATACATCAGGTTTTACTTCACCAGTTGCAGTGCCAATAGAATATTGCACTTTACCATCTATAATTTGTTTTGGTGCAAACATTAACCTAAAAGAACCAACTGGTCTTTTAACTATTTTACCAGTTTTTTCATCAACTTTTTCAACAAAATGTTCTAACTGATTTAATTTAGATTGTATAACTGATCTAGCAAAGCCATCTTCTTCTGCACCAAAGACTGCTTTAAAAGAATACTTTGATCTAAAAGCATCATCTGTACCTGAAAAAAAATCTATTACTGTGCTTTCACCATCTAGATATATACCATCTCTTGATAACTTAACTATCTGATCAGTTACTTTTTTACTTAATCCCATTGATGCTGCCATCTCTACAACAAATGATAAATCTCTTGCTTCATTTTTATCAAACTTTAATTCGTTTTGCAGATAGGTCATTGAGTTAGTTTCTGTTCCTATTATAGATTTTAAATTAGATTTAAAACCAGTTATGCTTTCAGGCTTTTCTCTTGCTTGATAAACTTGTTTAATTTTAGATAACATTTGTGCTTGTGTTACTGGTCCACCATTTGCACCTTCAACATCAAAAAATTCTTTTTTACCTCTGTAAGCAGGAATAAGTCTTGAGGCTATACTATAAATGGCATAGCTTTCATTATCTAAGACACCATATAGTTTGTCTGTTCTTATGCCACCTTCTTGTACTTGTGTATACTTTTGATAGTAATTTAAGGCTCTTGTTATTTCGCC